CCTAATAAATCATCTTCTCTTGATTATGTTGAGGTAAAAAATATATTTCGTCGTGTTAAATTAAGAGATGATTTGCAAAATAATTTTACAGTATTTGATAGATATGAAATTCCAATGGATGCAAGACCTGATACTGTTGCAGAAAATTTATATGGAACACCAAATTTTGACTGGGTAGTGTTAACAGTAGCAGGTATCATTAATATAAGAAATGAGTGGCCACTAAGTGATAAAGACGTTTATGATTATTCTTTTGGTAAGTATGGAGAAAGTTTAAATTCTGTAAAATTTTTTGAAACAAAAGAAGTTAAAGATACAAGTGGTAGATTAATTTTACCTAAAGGGAAAGTTGTTGATAGTAATTTTACAATACCTAAACCTGGTGAACCAACTGCAACAATTAATCCTGTTGTTGGAATCAGTAATTATGAATATGAAACTCGTTTAAATGATAATAAAAGAAATATATTTGTTTTAAGAGAGGAGTATTTACAAGAATTTGTAAATGATATGAGACAAATAATGACTTATGATGAGTCATCAGAATTTGTAAATGAAAAGATAATACAAACCGAAAATACTAATATAACAATATCATAAAAAAAGGAGGTCGTTGACCTCCTGTGTAATTATTCTTCTGCGAGTTTCGCAAAATACGATAATGCATCATCCTCTTCTTTATCTACCGTTGAGGTAGTTGGAGGTGCAGATACAGCAGCAGTTACTAACTCTTCTGCTTCACCACGATCATTATCTTCCTCATAGACATCTGGGTCTTGAGCAGGTCTCTTACTTCCAAGAACATATTCTAATCTCTTCTTGAGATCTTCATATGACTTGAACTGATCGGCAGCAACAATCTCTGCAAGAGAGTATTGTTTCTTCCATAGACCTTCTAGTGCATCGTCATCATCAAGTAATGGACTTACAGCAGCAAATTCAGAACTATCATAGTTTCTATATCCTGCTACGTTTTTTGCTTTTAACTTGAAGTTGGCACCTTGCCAGAAATCAAATGGATCAATTGCTTCTTCATCCTCAAACTCAGGTTGCATTGCTGCAGTAAGTTTGTCAAAGATTTTCTTTCCATACTTGTATAGAAATACTTTACCTTCGTTCTCAGGATTTGAAGGGTCTTTCACAACATAGATGTTAGATACGTAAGTTAACTTACGCTTCTGCTTTCTCGCTGTCTCTTTTCCAGCATCAGTACCATTGTTCCAAAGTAATGAATTATACTCGGAAACTGGGTCTTTCTGTCCAAGAGTAGTGAGTGAGTTCTCAATGAACCATCCACCAGGACCTTGGAATGCATGTGAATATAGTTTTACAAATGGTAAATCTTCACCTTCGGGTGCAGGTAGAAATCTGATAACAGCATAACCGTTACCGCTTTTGTCTACATCTAACTTCCAGATACGGTCATCAGTGTTACCGCCCGTGTTGTTCATCTTCTCGACTTCTTTAACTAACTTTGCAGTAAGTGAGCCAAGTTTAGATTGTTTTTTTAGGTCTTTAAAAGACATTTGGATACCTCGGATAAATTGGATATTTTAGATAATTGGATTATAACAGATTAATAATCAATTGTCAATAGACTTCTTAAGAGTCTCAATAGTATTTGACATACCACTGAATAAAAGCAACATATCAGTTCCTTCTGGGAAACCCATCAGTTCAACAGATTTTTGCAAATGATTCTTTAATTCTATTGCTTCTTTATCATCAGAGAGACTAATGCGAGTATACATTACTTTTTGTCTTTCTAATAATTCAGTAAGTTTTTCAATGTGTTCAACTTTATCTTCACGACTAAAAGTTCCAAACTTCATTGCATTCTTGTAAATAGACATTTGCAATTCGTTTATCTCTTGTAGTTCTTCACGAACTATGTCGGAATCAAAAAAATCACTCATTTACGATTTCCCGTAGTATTTTTTTAAAGTTGAATACATTAATATTTAGGAAAGGTTTATATTTCCTTATTTTTAAACTTACGGTTTCCCATACGGGATCAAGTAGTTTCTCATCAAATTTTTCTGAGAATGAGAATATTATATCATAGATTACAAAAGTTTCAAGTGAGATATCACCACCTAAAAATCTTTTTAATATGATTGGGTGTCCTTTACCACACTCAAATAATTGTTCTAAATTATTTTCCTCTAATAACTTTTCTGATTCTTCTTTGAATAAGTAGGAGATACTCTGTTTTCTTCTCATCCAATCTGCATATGTTCTTTCTCCAGAGTTAATAATCTCACCAATCCATAAATTCTTTGGATTATCTGTAGTCACGAAATTAGCAAGTAAAAAGTCAACTATCTCACCATCAGAGTACTTTCTTGATGTTTTCTCGAACCAATACTTATCCTTTCTTTTATTGAAGGATGTCATAGTTGCACGAGATTTACCACCATATCTAAAAAAGTCATACTTACGGTTAGTAAAATGACTCTTCATTGATAGATATGACTGATAGGTTTCAAATGGAGTCACTTTCATCATCTTCCTCTTCACTATCTAATTCTGTAATTGAGTCCACAGGTACTTCTGCTTCTCCTATTCGATACCAATGTTGGTCAACACCAATACTATCGGGCCTGACACCCAAGTATTGTAAGTCACGGAAAGTATGCTCACGAAGCATCGCTTGCAATCTCCAATGAATTAATTCTGATTTTTTCATTATAAAGGCAGTTTTGCTCTTGATGTAGGTTTCATAAAATTAAGACGGGTTGCATCCCATTTTAATCTTTCTTTTAAAGGTTTGGATATTAACTTCGATACTGATTCTACCTCAATATTGTTAGTTTCGCAATAGTAACAGATTGCATCAATATAATTGAAGTCTTCCTCTTCTGCTACAATCTTTTCGATTTCCATTGCAAATTTTGAAGGTGTCAAGAATTTATTCTCGATTGCCTGTTCTAGTTCTTTATTCGGTTCCATAGAGTTCCAGTTTATCTTGAATAAATTTGTTAATGTATTCTCCGAGGAGTTTGATATACTTTGCTTTGTTGTATTCTTCATAGACGATGCATTCTCCATTTTCACAGGACATAATAATTACTAATTTTTTAACAGATATACCTGTTAATTCATATAACATACAACCGTATGCCATACACTGGACAAAGTAATGTTCAATCCAGTCTCTGGGTTTTGGTTTCTTTGATGTCTTAAAATCTATTATCGCTAACTCGTCTCCGTATTCCGCAATACAATCGACTGTTCCAGCAATTCCTAGTTGCCTACTGTAGAGAGAACCCTCTAAAGCGTAAATATTATTTATATTACCAATTTTTTGCTTCGCTACATTGAATAAAAAATTAGATATTGGAGGAACTTTTGGAAGTTTCTCATCATTCAATAAATGATGTTCAGTTAGAGTATGAAAGTCAGTGCCACGGGTGGTTGCTGCTTTCGTAATTCGGTTTGCTTCTTCATCACCAACCTTCTTTCGCCAATTAATAAAAATTTCTTTATTATAATGACTTGTAATAGATGTGATTGAAACTAATTTAATTAATTCATCTTCATCAGGTACAGAGTAATATCGAACACCGTCAATAGTCTCTCTGGAAAGTTTAGGAAGATTCAGTTCTACATGATTAAACATTAAAGACCAACTTCAAGTTTTGAAATAATATATTCTTTGACAAGTCCAGAACGAACTATATCATCAATGCCATACTCTATTATATCAAAAGATGGCATTTTACGCAATATGTTAAGAAAATCGTGTATGCCATTCCTGTCATTTGTTTTGACTAAATCAGTTTGACTTGCATCTCCACAAAAAATAATTCGACTATTTTCCCCAATACGGGTGATAATTGAGTCTAATTCGTGAAAATTAAGATTCTGAAATTCATCTACAATAACAATTGCATTATCTAGAGTTGTACCTCTTATAAAGGATGTACTCCAGAATTTAATTGTTTCTTGTGCCTTTAGATTACCATACAACATTTCAAAGTCAGCATCAGTTGGCATTTGAAACATATATTTTACCATATTTTTGTATGGTATTTGGTAAATATCTGCTTTATCTTCGTGATCACCTGGTAAAAATCCAATCTCACGAGTTGAAACTAATGAACGAACAAGATATATTCTTTCATATGGTGTAGTTTCATCAAGAACATCAGCAAGAGCATTATACAAAGAAATAAATGTTTTTCCTGTTCCTGCAGTACCATATGCAACAAGATGTTTATCTTCAGCATATGACTCAAAAAGTTTCTTTTGATTATCAGTGATAGGTTCAATATCAAGAAGGTAAGTATTTCCAATCGGTTTCTTACGTTTCATTTGTTTCGTAGTTAAACCGATACCTATGGGTTGATCCCCACTAGTCTTCTTTTTTCTTGGCATTTGATTAAAGTGACTTTACTCTAGAACCTGGTGATTTTGATGCCTTTTTAAGGACATCATTCCAGCCTGGTTTACTCTTTCTTAACTTATCTTTCCATTCTCCAACTTCACCAACGCCTGGCATCGTGGAGGGATCAGAATAATCTCTCAACCAATCAGGATTATCAGAACACCACTGATCCCATTCTGTGATACTCATCATCACTTCCTTCTGTTCACCAGTTTTTGTATTTACTACAGGATATGTTGCCATAATATTATAAAGTAGTATAGTTATTTAGACCCATTCCAGAGCCGCAGATACAGTTGGAAACTGTTCAGTAAAAATAGACTTACAAGCATTTGCAATATCCATGTGTTCTTTTTGTGTTCCGTGTCCAGAACGGAGATCAATATAATGAACCCAAGAACGAACTCTTCCAGACATATAAATGCGAGTTGGTGTTGCTAATGGTAAAACAAATCTTGCACATTCTTTTGCAATACCTTCTCTTAACAATTCATTATACAAATCCATACCTTCATTAAAATATTGTCTAATTCTCTCTTGTAAAAATTTAGTTTGTTTCTCTGGTATGTCATCAATACTGTTCTGACGATTCTTTGTATCCTGTCTCCTTAAATCAGGTAAGGGTATATTTGTATCTAATAAATTTGTATCTGCGTATCTTTGACTAAACTCTTGAAATGTAAAGGAACGATGTCTTAATATTTGTGCTGCAAGACCTCTTGTAGTATTAATTTCAAGAGTCATAAATGCTTGCTCAAAGATAGACCAATGCTGATGTTTAATACAGTATCTTAACAAACCTGCATAATTTTCATTGTCCTGATTGTTTGGGTTGCTTACACGAGCACAATATGCCATATGCTTTTCGGCATCAGGAGAGACACTTATAAGTGATACGTTCATTTAAATCCTTTTGATGTTTGTTCTTGAATTCTTGCTAATTCATTTTTAGCAACTTCTAGTTGTTCACGAATTAATTTATTTTGTTCCTCATCGTACAGATAAGGTTGTTTGACTAATCTTTCTAACATTTTGACTAGTCGTTTTGCTCTACTAATCTGGGTAGCCATCGTCGTCCTCTAGTATTTCATCATAATCTTGTGTGATGGTGGGAGGTGGACTAGCGTAAGATTGCACATCAGAAAAAACTTCTGCTTTAATATCATCAACTAATAACTCTAGGTTACGAACCATCAGTTTTAATTTTGCTCTGTCCATAATATTATTGTTTCAATTACTATAGCATAAAAAAAGGAGGGATGCAACCCTCCTTTGTTTATTTTCCGTATAGGAACTGAACTTCAGCAGTTATGATTGTGAGAAAGATAGCAGATGCTATGCATATCTCAAGAATTTCAATCACTTAAGACTTGTAAGTTCTTTTTCTTCTCTTACACCACGGTAAGATAGATCGACCTTGTTAGTCTGCTTTGCTTTGTCCCTATTTGTGTCATATGCGACACCACGGTATGTGACTTGTGCCATTTGGTTACTCCTAAAGTAGTTGGATTTTTAAACCCGTTCCTTCAGTCGGCTTTTGCGTCCCTACAATTCAAACCATACTTTTTACCAAATTCATAATACAACTCAAT